TGACAATAATGAGTTCAAGCGTTGCTTCGATGCAGTCCCTGAGAAGTTCAGGGGTAAAGAGACGGGCAACATGGTGCTTGACCATAATTGTGGTTTCTGCCGTTATAGGTTTGCTTGTTGGCCCGGATTGGAAGAACGTCCTGCCGTTGCGTCACAGGCAAAGCAGCCAAAGATGGTTGCATATATATCATTAGCAGAGGAGTATAAGAATGGATGACATGTATGATATCGAAACTCTCGCAGAAGAGATCAAGGTTACTGAACGCAAACTTAGCGACTTGCGTCAGGAATATCGTGAGCGAAAAACTGCTGGTCTACGTGCAGCTATTGAGGCACGTAATGAAGCGGATAAGTTGATCCGTGAGGAGATGAAGTCACTGGGATACCAGTCACCGTTTATCTCATGGCGTAATGTAGGTAGCCTTGCCTAACGCAAAACAATTTCGTGCAGCACGGAAATACGGATATAGGAGTGGACTAGAACATAAGGTATCTCTCTATCTTGATGAACTGTCTATTGACTATCTATATGAGCAGGTTAAGATTGAGTGGGAAGACCTAGCCTACCGCACCTATACTCCAGACTTCGTGCTGCACAACGGCATCATCATTGAGACGAAGGGCATGTTTACTGCCGCTGACAGACGCAAACATCTTGCTATCAAGAAACAGCATCCAGCACTTGACATTCGCTTTGTGTTTGAGAATAGTAGGAGAAAGCTACGCAAGGGTGCCAAGTCAACCTACGGTGAGTGGTGTATCAAGTACGGGTTTAGATACTATGACCGCATCATTCCCGAAGACTGGCTGAAAGAGAAGGGAAAAAACAAGCACCCCAAGTTTATCAAGTTTAATGGAACCAAAGTGAAAAGGAGATAGCTATGGAATTTGAAGATATTTATAATAACGATTTTGTGATCAGAGTTCGCCCGACTGTAGACGAAAGCCAATGGACAGGCGAGATAGACATAGCTATCATTTCATCTGCTGGTAATGATCTTGACGATGAGGGATATGGACAGCTTATGCACTTCTGTAAGATGATGTGTGCCACTGTGCCAATCATGGAACAGGACGAAACAATTCGTAATCTTGTGCATACATATGTCATGGAAGTTGTTGACAACGATAGTGACTATGTGCTAGAAGAAGATGAGGACGTAATCATTACCAAAGAAGATGGCAACGTAGTTCATTTAAGTTTTGGCAGCAAGACGAAAGGAAGTGCATGATGAGACATGAGGAGTTTATGAGGCAAGCAGCTATGCAGAGTGATATGGTTAATAACCCACCACATTACAACAAATCAGGCATTGAGTGCATTCAGGCTATCGCTGCTGCCACAGAGGATGGGTTTCAGTATTATCTGCAGGGCAACATCCTCAAGTATCTGTGGCGTTACCGCTACAAGGATAAGCCACTTGAGGACTTGGAGAAAGCCAAGTGGTATCTGGATAAGTTGATTGAGGAAACTATGGCCAATGAGAGTTAAGATTTATATGACAATTGACATTGATCCAGAAGAATATCCCATACCTGCTGATGAGGATGTGGGACTAGAGATTGAAGGGAGACGTGGAGTGAAACAGTCACACGATACTTTGATTATATTACTAAGCATCTGGTCACTAAGCATGATTATCAGCTTCCTGATTCACTGAGGGGTGAACTGGAAGAAGCCGTGCTTAACCAAGACATCATGCCAAGCATGAGAGCATTGATGACTGCCGGTCCCGCACTTGACCGCTGTCATGTAGGCGGTTACAACTGCTCTTATGTGCCTGTGGATAATGCTCGTGCCTTTGACGAGACAATGTATATCCTCATGTGCGGCACTGGTGTAGGCTTCTCAGTAGAACGTCATCACGTTGAGAAGTTGCCTATCGTCAACGAAGATATGCACAGTACCGATACTGTTATCAAGGTTGGCGATTCTCGTCCGGGCTGGGCCAAGTCCCTGCGTGAACTAATCTCCTTGTTGTACGCAGGACAAGTACCCCAATGGGATACAAGTGAGGTTCGCCCTGCTGGCGCACGTCTCAAGACCTTTGGTGGTCGTGCTAGTGGCCCAGCCCCACTTGAGGAGTTGTTTGAATTTATCGTAGACATCTTCAAGACAGCGGCAGGTCGTCGCCTGTATCCAATTGAGTGTCACGATATCATGTGCAAGATTGGTGAGGTTGTCGTCGTGGGTGGTGTCCGGCGCAGCGCACTTATCAGTCTGTCTAACCTGAACGATGACCAGATGCGTCACGCAAAGGCAGGACAGTGGTGGGAGAACGAAGGGCAACGTGCGCTGGCTAACAACAGCGTTGCCTACAAAGAGAAGCCACAGATGGGTACATTCATGCGTGAGTGGCTGTCACTGTACGAGAGTAAGTCCGGTGAACGTGGCATCTTCAATCGCCAATCTGCACAGAAGCAAGCAGCTAAGAATGGGCGTCGTGATGTAGACCATGACTTCGGATGTAACCCGTGCAGTGAAATCATCCTGCGTCCATATCAGTTCTGTAATCTGTCTGAGGTTGTAGTACGTTCTACTGACACGCAGCAGACACTGACAGAGAAGGTTCGCCTTGCTACTATTCTTGGCACGTTCCAGTCTACTCTGACTGACTTCAAGTATCTGCGTAAGATATGGCGAACAAACACAGAGGAAGAACGGCTGCTTGGTGTGTCACTGACAGGCATCATGGACAATGCACTGATGGCAGGTAAGTCTGCACATCTTGGCATGAACATTGGTGCTACGCTTGAGGCACTGAAGGATGTCGCAGTTGAGACTAACGCAGCTATGGCAGCACAGCTTGGCATCTCGCAGTCAGCAGCCATTACCTGTGTCAAGCCTAGTGGTACAGTCAGTCAGCTTGTTGACAGTGCTAGTGGCATTCATGCTCGTCACAATCCGTACTATGTGCGTACTGTACGTGGGGATAACAAAGACCCCATCACGCAGTTCCTCATCTCTGAGGGCATTCCTGCAGAGCCGGATGTGATGAAGCCTGACAGCACTACAGTGTTCAGCTTCCCAATGAAGTCACCTGCTGGTGCTGTAACACGCACAGCTATGTCTGCCATTGAGCAGCTTGAACTGTGGCTCATGTACCAGCGTCACTGGTGTGAACACAAGCCTAGTGTCACTATCAGCGTCAAGGAACATGAGTGGATGGATGTAGGCTCGTGGGTGTACGAACATTTTGATGAGGTGTCAGGCATCAGCTTCCTGCCATTCAGTGAACACACGTACAAGCAAGCACCGTATCAGGACATTGATGAGGACACTTACAATGAACTGTTGACACAGATGCCAAAGAGTGTTAATTGGGAGAAGCTACGTGAGTTTGAAAAGGAAGACACTACATCAGGCGGACGTGAACTAGCATGTACGGCTGGCGTGTGTGAAGTTGTAGACCTCAATGCGGCTTGAAGTCATAGAGTACGTTGAACTCAAGGATGGCGGTGCAGTCGTCACATTTGAGATGGACGAGGACACACGTGCCGGTCTAATCTCAGAGGCTCTGCAACGCAGACTCATCGAAGGCTTGGAAAGGATGTCAGATGTCCCAGAAAAAGAAACACAGCTTGAAATCGAAGAGTATATCAACGATATGGAAGAAGGGGGACGGGTGGATACAGTGGAACCCACCTAGACATCACCCTTGCTACAACGAATGGATGAAACTGAGAGAAAAGGAGAAAGACAATGAAGATTAGAGTAGACATTAACACAAAGGATGCAGACAAAGCTGCTGCGGCATTTGTCCGTATCGACAAGGAAGCATCACCAAAGAGCCTGACACTCAGCCTGAATACATGGGGTGACGAGCATTACAACATTGACTTTGAGGTTGACAGCAAGTATGCACCTATGCTAGAAGAACTGTTCAACAACGAATACTTTAATGAGGATGTAGACAAGCTATGAACCCAGCACCTGTGGTAAATGAAGCGTTAGCGCAGAAGTTTAGTGACGGCTACGAAGCATTTAATATGGTAGAGAGAAGGAGAGGACACTACCATCAAGTAGCAAATCCTGTAAAGAAGAACTCCGTGTTTACCCACTCTGCTTATCGTGAGTGGGAACGCGGCTGGAATGCTGCATACTTTGAGAATTTGGAGAAACAGAATGGACTTAGAAATAGAAGCTAAACAGTGGATGAAGGAGAAGCAAATGAGTACGATTACAGCAACGCTTTACCAAGACAAAGCATGTGAGACAGCAATCTTTCCGAAGCACAAGGCTATGGAGTATCTTGCTCTAGGTCTTACAGGTGAAGCGGGAGAGATTGCCAACAAGGTAAAGAAGTTCATCCGTGATGGTGCCACAGAGGAAGAGTTCCTTGAGAGGAAGATTCAGATTGGCTATGAGATTGGGGATGTCCTGTGGTACTGCGCTGTGCTTGCACAGGAGATGGGCATGAACTTAGGACATGTCATGGAGAGGAACTTGGAGAAGCTGCACGATAGGAAGAAACGAGGTAAGTTGTCAGGCAGTGGAGATAACAGATAAAAGAGAGGGGGCCGTAAAGCCCCCTTTTTAGTATTCCAGCTTGAATATATCTCCTGTATACTTTCCTCGTTTTCGTGCATTTTTAATTGCATCAACGATAAGTTCTAGCAGGACATAATCATATCCTTTTTTACCTTCTTCTGGCTCACCAAATCTGTCATGATAAATTTTAAGGGCTAAGTCCCTTTCATATTTCTCTGTATTCATAAATTTCTGGCGTTCCATTGGATTGTATCCAAATCTCTCTGCTGCAGAATTTTTAGCATTTTCTACTACAGCAGCCTTTACATCATCTTTATATTTAGATACCAAATCTCGTATGGCCAGTCTTTTCATTTCGTCTGGAAGATTCTTGTATTTATCCTGTTGCATCATAGGAACTACATAATTCGTAATGTATTCGCCATATAATGCGTTTAGCAACAAATCGGCTTCTGGTACACTGGTGCGAGACTCGATTATGCGCTTACTCATTTTAAGTCTTGCTAGTTCTTCCTCAAAAAAGTTTTTACGTTCTTGCAAAAGAATACCATAAGTTTGTCTGGTCAGAGGTGCTACACGGCGAAGTGGTTCCTCTCTTGTTGCGGACTCGTATACTTCTGCTCTTTTGAATCCATAGGCATCTGACAGTGCTTCTTCAATAGCGAAGTTGCCCGGAACACGAGCAAGTGATTTCGTCACCATCAATGTAAGCAAGTCTGACGCACGTGTATCACGAACAAGACGAGCATCGTCTGGTGCAAGGAAAGTGTTGTATAAATCCTGCCCCACAGTAAGAGGAATTGAATAGGTTGCAATAATGTTAGAAGCCATATTAGCAGCAATTTTTCCAGCAGCCTCGTAGTTTTCTGCCTCTGCAATATCTTTATATGCTTTATCTAGCGCATATATCTGTGAACCAGCCCGGAATTGTGTACCAGAAAGTGCCTGTATAGCTTCTGTTACAAAACTGGTATCTCCTGTTGTTTTTTCTCCTCGTTTTGTTCTGTTAATCCATTCTGCAAAGAACAGGAAAGGAGCAGCAGGGAAGAAAGGACGCAAGTCAAAGGTTCTGCCATCGGCAGTTTTTCCTTCCCACCAGTTTTCACCAGCATATTCACTATCTCTAAATGCCATAGCACCAATAAGTCCAGCAGTGCCTACAAGACCTTTAGCGATGTCCTCATAGTTATCCGAATCACCAGCAAGTGTTTTTATTACTCTTGGATTGACAAGATACAAAGGAGAATATTCATAGGTAAAGCGCATAGCGTTTACAATAAAACGTGGGAATGGAACGAGAGAAGTTGTCAGGAATGGTACTGAGTGCATAAGACTAACAAATGCTTTTCCTACACCACTGGCAGGATCACGCTGGAAAGTAAAATACAGAGCCTCTTTTGCAATATCCTCAAGTTCTTTAGGTCCATTAAAGATTACATTATCACCAACCTTTAACTCTTTATTGAACAAATCATTGAATTTACCTTCACGAATAAGTTTCTCAAGATTAAAATTGCTGATGTCTATGGTCGGGTCCATCTGTTGTGCTTTGATAGCAGCTTGATTGAGCCGCCTTTTCATTCCCGTAATTAAAGCTACATTCTTAAAATAATTATCAGATGCTGTGTTCAGCCCATTGACTACCCGCATTAATTTAATCATACGATCTGTTGCTGCACCACTAATTTCGCCAGATGCGTCTGAAAGATCACTTATCTGCTTAAACACTTTAGAAGCAAGGGTGGGAAAGTTTTCCTGAAATAATTGTGCTACAGCACGAGTTTCAACAGGGTTAATCGTACCGTAAATAGATGCAAACACATCTGCGTTAGGGGTCGTGGTAAAAAGTCCTACTTTACCTTTAGCTGCTTTACCTAATGTGAGTGTGCTTAATGACGTAGCAACCGACTGATCGAATGCCCTCGTAATAGTATCGAAACCAACACGAGTATAACCTGATACAGTGTTACGGAAAGTTGTGGCAGGTTGAGACGTCATAAAGGCACGACGGACCTCATCAAGTCGCCTGAATGACAAACCTTCTTTTGTCTCTTCTAGTTTCTCAAGACCTTTTCTTACATTTCCTTTTTCAATCTTCTCACCAGCTTTACGTAACTTAACAACGGCCTCATCACTGAAACCGAATACATCTGCTGCAGTTACGTCGGTAAGCCGCCTGAATAGCTGAGATGCGCGTCCTGCGCTACCAAGTCCTGCTCCTTGAGTAGAGCGAGTAGCAAGGTATGTATCTTCAAGCATGACCTTCAACAAGTCATCACTTGTCAAGTTATACTTTGAATACATTTCCTGCATGAACGACTTTATTTTCTTGTCGTCTGTTTCTAGTGCCTCAGTAATTATACGGGCAACAGCTTCTGACCACGCCTCTTTTTCTTTTGGTGCTTGACCAAGTTCCACAAAGAGTTCCACGCCAAGAGCGTCAATACGCTCCATACGTGTAGGGTCAAGACGAGCAACAAAGTCATCAGCAAGACCCACAGCATCAGCTTCTTTACGAAGTGTTTCTACGCCTTCTGCTACTTTTTCTCTGTCAATAGGATTGTTTCTTGCTTTCTTAACCTTCTTGGCGAGTTCTTCATTTTCTGAAAGAACCTTCTTGGCCTGTTCAATTGCCTCTTCATTTCTTTTGGCAACAGCTTTCTCTGCATCAGATAGCAAGTTTTTACTCTTGCTTGATACTAATTCACTAAATGCCTTTTTAGGCAGACCAACAGCTACGGCTGCTGGTACAAGACCACTTATAGCTGCAGTAGCAAGCAGTTCACCTTCACTGAAATCTTCCCTAACATCAATCTCTTGTTCAGTCTTTTGTTCAGCAACATTCTGCAAAGCACCAAATGTAGCTTCCGCAGCAATAGTTGTCTTAATAGGATTACGAGCCATAGTTTTAAGTGGCTGCTTTAATCCTTCCATGATAATACGGCGCACACCTTCTCTTGCAACTAGCGTACTAGCTGCCGCACCAGCTTTAACTGCTGATGTTCCAACACCTGCTGTAAAGATACCGGGGAGAACGCCCACCCAAGTTGATGGGGCTTTTGCAACGCCTTCTAAGTAGTCTGTAAAGGCATTGGGTGCGCCACCTGCATCGAAAGCACCGGGAAGTGCTTCAAAACCCATATACAGGTTCGCGTAATCATCAAAACGCTGTTTTGCTTTTTCGTCTTTTACCGAATCAGCACGGGCAGCGGACACATAGTTGTAGTCCATGCCCATAGTAAATTCATTTACTTTGCCAGACCTGAAATGCTCAATTACTTGATCGACAGCATCTTCTTCACTAATATCGTCATAGTTAAGTCTATCTTTAGCAAATCGAACAGCAGCTTCACGAACTGCTTTGTTATTCCTAAAGTCTTCGTAAGACTTTACTTCAGATATATGCAGAAGTTCATCGTCTGAATACTCACTTAAAGCAAAAGAGAAGTCATCCTCTGTTGTCACCTCTTTGACAGAGGGTTCCGCTTCACTAAAAGCAAAGGAAAAGTCATCTTCTAATGTGTCTTTTTCAGGCGTTACAGTTGGCCCAAAAGCAAATGAAAAATCATCTTGCGCCATTTGTTATTGCCCTCTTGACATAAGCCCTTGTCTCTTCCTAAATTCTTCTTTTGCTTTTCTCCTTTCTGCAACTGCTTCTGGAGAACTACGCTGTATGTCTGTCATGACTTTTGTTACAGTAGATGAAATATTGCCAACATTTGAAGTTCCGTATTTTTTAGATAGCTGCCTAACAATGTTGTTATACTGCATTCCTGATTCAAGTAATTCACGGACTTCTGCTTCTAACCCACTTGAAGTGGTAGTAAATGGCGCTGCTTCTTCTATTACTTCTACTTCGGGTTTGCCTACTCCCGCACCCGCACCTGCACCTGCTGCCACGTCACCTTCTACTCTCATGTCGGCAGTTAATGTTCTTTGTAATCTACTAATAAAGTTATCATCTTTACCTGCTGCTCTTGCTGTCACTAAAACATTCGGTATATTCAATGGAGCATTGTTATTACTGGCGTTAGCCATAATTACTTGTGCTAATTCTTCTGGGTTATCATATTTTTTAACAGTGTTGATTTGACCCTCAGTAGGAGTAAACTTTGTAACCTTATCTGCATCCTTAACAGGAGGAGTTACACTAATTCCTTCTTTATGCGCTTCATATGCCGCTACAAAATTTACATCTTTCCTTATGTCTTCATTTTTGTAGTATTCTTCATACACTTGATCCATTGCAGAATTGTAGGCATTTTGAAATGCAATACGAACGTCTTCTTTGTCAGCAATATTTTCAGTATCAAGAGTTTGATTACCGAAAGCATCTGTCTTAAATTGAATACCCTGCGCTTTCAAAGAGGCATCCTGTGAAAGCATTCTCATGACTCTTGTTCTGACAGACTTATCTATACTGTCCATACCTTCAACAGTGACTCGTTTAGTACCATCACCAATTTGCTGTTTCAGTTTAGCATTAAAAGTGCCTATCTCAAGCAATTTGGCTCTGGCTGCTTCATCCCCTTCCATAGCACGAACATTCAATTCAGAAGTATACGCATCAAAAGTCATCGCACCTGATTTAAGCAGCTTTTCATTCATTGCAGCAGCACCCTCGAAATCACCATTTTCAAGAGCAATCTCTTTGTCCAATTTAAGCAGTTCAATTGTGCTGCCTGTTTGGAGAGTGTCAACACGACGTTTTTGTTTACCCAAGCTGCTTACTTTTTGCTCTGCTGCAGCAATTTTAGCGGCATCAGGAGTTGACGAGGATTGCAGCACTCTCAGTTCTTCTACAGCCAATTCCATTTGCTCGTCAAAGCCCAGCCTACCAGCAAGTTGTTGCGCACGGTCAGAATAGAATTTCATTTTAGTAGAATCAAGACCACCTTTAGCAATCTTGTCGTTTACATAATTAAATTCTTCTTCTGCTGTCATGCCATCAAGTTTAAAGGCTTCTTCTTTAAACTCTACAGTTGGTACAACAACTTTACGAATGTCACGAACACCCAAATCCATTAATTGCATTTGTTGTGCTGTGCGTTCTTCGACAAGACGCTGTGCATCAATATCAGGACCAACGTAAGATAGAATGCCTTTGAGTTTGATTTGCTCCTTGTCTACAGCAGAAGGTTCCATAGGAATACTGCCTTGATCAACAAAGGAGTACGCGATATCCAGATCACTCGCTGCGGGAGACATCCTTGACACATCGCCAAAGTATTTATCATAGTCAAGGTCAGTTCGTGTTGAAATCTGGTCAACTAGAGAATTAAAAGCATCCAAGTCACCAGACTGTTTCAACAGGCTTGCAGCACGAATAGCAGCTTGCTCATCATCCACACCACCAAGCTGTGCTTTTGCCCTGCGCAAAGCCTTTACTACTTTCTCTGCTTCTTGACGCTTTCTTTCTTGATCTTGTGCAATTCTTGTAACACGAATATCGGATGCAGATTTAATGCTATCTTCGATGCGTTTTATTTCTTCTTGCATAGAAGAAGTCGCACCTTTAGCAAGACCTTTAACTAGACCTTCTCCAAATGAACTCAAGCCAAACAGGGCCATATTACATTCTCCTAGACATTAAGCCTTTTGGCTCTTCTTCTACACTTTCAACTTCAGAAGCATCCATTTCTTCTACAGGTTTTTCTTCAGTTTCCTCTTGGAGCATAGTAAGTGCTTTATCTACTATACTCTTATTAATTTTAGTTTTTCTTTTTTCTGTCCCTGAATCATAATCAATACCTGCCGCATCCGCCAAGAAAGAAATCATCTCTACAAGAACAGGCATAACAAGTATACCTACATCAACAGAGTGTTTACCTTCCATTACGCCAGACAACTGCAGCGTATTTGCTACAGTTGTAACTGGTATACCCATTTCAAGGACATCCATAAGACTGGATGAAACTTCTTCAGATGACAGTCTTGGGATATAATATTCAAGAGCCTGTTCCACGGTAGTGAACTGAGGAGGCTGCTGCCACGGACGAGAGCCTAATTCCGCT